CCAGAGTCAGCATTAATCTCACTTTGTAAATCCTTTACTTCGCCATTGAGTTTTTCTATGTACTTCTGATTAGATAAAACTTCTGTTTGATGTAATCCAATCTTTCTTTGAATCTCTTCTATTTCTCCGATGACTGTTTGTATTTCCGCCATTCTATTTCTGGATGCTTCAATGGTTTCTCCAATTGAAAGAACTGCCGTCTTGAGCTCTGCAACCTTATCTGATTTTTCTTTAATGCATTTCGTCTTGTGGTCTTCATCTAATCCTTGTTTACATACTGGACAATCATCGTTGTTTTGATAGAACTCAATTTCTTTAAGTGCCTTCTTCTGAGAATCTTCAAGTCTCTTCTCTACATCTAAAGCTTGTTTGAGTCTATCTCCTTGTGGGTCTCTATCTGATATGGACTTCTGTTTATCTTTTACTTCGCCTTGTTTTACACCAATACTTTTCATAACAGAATTTATGTTATTCTGAGTTTCTTGTATTGTATTTTCATACTTCGCAATCTTCTTGTCACGATTCTTTTGTAGTAGACTCATCTGTTCATTAAGACCACTAATTCTTTCTTCTAGTAATTCTGTTTCGTGTTTAGTTTCTCTGACATCTATATTGTGTTGGGTGACTTTCTTCTTAAGTATATCTTGCATGGTAGAGAAGATACTAATGTCTAGTAAGTCTTCTACTAGTCTTCTTCTCTCTACTGACTTCAACTGCATAAAAGGAGTAAAGTTAGCAGAACCCAATACTGCAACTTGAGTAAATGAACGAAAGGACATCTTTAGAATGTTCTTCTCTAAGTGTTCTTGATAATCTCTAACTGTTGCATCTTGATTGAGCATTGTACCATTGACATATAACTCAAACTTATTTGGTTTAGCACCTCTTATAACTTTGTATGATTTTCTACCAACTGTAAATTCTATCTCTACTAATAAGTCTTTCTGATTAATAGAGTTTACTAATAGGTCTTTTTTTAGATTACGAAATCCTTTTCCATATAGAACAAAACATAATGCATCTAATAAGGTAGATTTACCTGCACCATTGTCTCCAACAATCAATGTTGTTTGCGACCTGTCTAGGTCAAAGTTTGTAAATGTGTTTCCAGACGATAACAAATTCTTGTATCGTATCTTAGTAAAATTAATCATAGATAGTTATGTTCTTCAAGTGCTTCATTATACAACGAAGTCATTAATTCGAGAAGTGGTTTTTTCTGACCTTGTATCTCAAGACCGTCTACATACTTCTCTAATATTGTAAGAGTGTCTTCTACACCCTCAATATCATCATCGTCCATTAAGTCCATATGTTTGTGGTCATCTACAACTACAACATGCAAAGGATTAGCAGAATGTAATTTATCGACCATCGAATCGAACCAGTATGGATTGTCTTTGTTTACTACGATAACTTTACAGAATTTACCTGTGTACTTTGAATAATCTTTATTACTGATTGTTTCAAATGTCTCTTTACTATCATCGTAAAATACTTTCTCGAACATCGTCAAAGGATTGTGTATTGGTTCCATCTCTCTAGTTTCAGTATCAAAGATATGGAAGTATTTGTTATCTCCATAATCTGACCATGTGAATTCCATTTGAGAACCTAGATACTTGATGTTCTTAACTTCAGACTTTTGATGAAAGTGACCACTATAAACTTTATCAAATCGTTTTAGATATGTGTGGTCTAGACCATGTTGACATGTCATGCCTGGCATCATCAATGCACCTTCAATTTCAAAGTGACCCATACATGTATCTGCATTTGCACTGAGTAGAAAATCTATACTATCGGCATAGTTCTCATTATTAATCCAAGGAACAAGTGCAAGATTAACTCCGTCAAATTCTTTTACAATGGGATGATGTATGATATTAATCGAATCACTTTCGAATAGTAATAACTCTGGTGCATTTACTTCATTCGTATTCTTATAGTAGACATCATGATTACCCAATATCAAATCCATAGAGATGCCTCTCTCTAACATTGGATTGATGAAGTGGTCTCTATTTGCTTTTAGAGAGGCGAAGTTTACAAACTTTCTTCTGTCGAAGTAATCGCCCAAGTGTAATATGTGTTTGATGTCGTGTTCATCTAAGTATGGGAAGAATACTTCCTCATAGAATCTGCCTTGATATTTGGACATCTCCAACATATCGCCACGAACACCAGCATGTGTGTCGTTAAGAATCGCTATTTTCATTCAGTAAATTTATCCAGACCTTTTTCTTTCTTTGTTTTTTCTCTTTTGGTTTTTCGTGGTTGATACTCAACATGATTCATGTTGTCTTGCATCCACTCTACATTGGTATTGACCATTCCAGTTGTATCGCCGTCTATGGAATCCAGTGTTTCTTGTGTTATGTCTGATATGACTTGTTGCTTAATGTAAACTTGTTTCTTTTCTTTCTGTATCCTTCTTAAGAAAGCGTAGTAGCAAATTTGCGTTATATAAGCAAAAGCATTGTTTGATTTTTCTACATTGAAGTTTTTGATATACTGTATGCAATTTTCTATGCCATCGCATATCATTTCATCTCTGTAGGTGTAGTTTATGAAATTTGGTCTAGTAGATAGTCGAGTAGCAATCTTATAGATACACTCTCCTATGTAGTTTGACATTTGTGGAGGGGTTCTACCCTCTTCTTCGGCGAGTTTTACACTTGCGTTGAACTCGGCGACAGCTGCTGTGAACTCTTTGTTGTTGACATAGTGTTCTTGTTGTTTTGCGTTTTTTGCCATGATGTACTTATTATACTAGGTTAGTTGTTGTAAGGATAGTGGTTTTTTAAGTTAATTAATTTTAAATTAATTTCAAAACCCCCTTGTGGGAATCAGGAATAGTATGTTAAGATAACTATGTCGCCAGGGTCAGGATCCATATAAGAAGTAATCCTGGTATAACAGTAAAGATACTCCCTACCAATATTGCAATTATCAATACATTTAGATAGGTTACAGCAAACTCGTCTTCCTCTTTTCCTAATCCTAGTAAAAGTTTAAGAGTCGTTCTAAAATACGATACTATTGACATAAAACATAACTAACATCATTCCAAATACGACTATCTGTATGACAGCGGGTATGACTACGAAAAGTTTCATAGCATCAAAATCCCCTTTCATAAAGAAATCATCTTCGTGCCACTTCTGAACTTCTTCAGGAGTTGCATCTCTATTTTTATTTAGTGCGAGTGGAAGTTGGTGTTGATAACTCATTGTGGTACTAGTGATACGATTGATATAATAAAGACGAACAGAAGTGTTGCCACCTCTGTTGCGTCCTTAAGTTTTTCTGTGGTTCTCTTTGACATTCTTACACGATGCCTTTCGACATGAATATAATAATCCAAGGTAATAAAACAGGAAGAGTCAATAGTGTCATAAACTCAATTGCTTCTATGATGCTGGGTAGCACTTCTTTCAGGTCTTCGAATCGTCCCACCATGCTCTTCGCAATTCTAATTGCAGTTGACATGGTTTCTCCAGTTTAATAATATTAATAATAATGATAAATGCATATAACTACTCGTTATACGCACTTATTTAGTTAAATTGAAAACCTAATGAATTGTTTTTTCGATATCGAAGTCTTCATCGAAATCTTCAAGTTCTTCTTCAAAGGCAATGTCTTCTCTATATGAAGTCATCATCTCTTGCATCTTTCTTTGTAGGTTATCTCTTACTTTATTCTCTTCTGCTGTTGCAAGTGGCACACTCTGATTTTCAATCATATCAAACCATCTTGCCGATGCATTATCATAATAGGGAATAAATTGTGGGTTCATAGTATTTCTATGAACAACCTCAGTCTTAGGTAATTGTACTCTCTCATCTGAACTCAAGGGTGAGTATGGATAGAAAACTGCATTTGTTTTTGCAATTCCTGGTATGAGAGATAATTGACATATCATGGGTAAAGTTATTTCTAAGTAATCACCACAATCCTTTGTCATACCGACAAGTTCTGTACTGTCTTTGAGTCTTATAACTTCGTATCTACTTGGTGTTAAATCTGTTGGTCTTGTCATTTAAGGTCAAATTGTTTTAGTTCGTAAGAAAAGTTCTCCTCATTGTATATATTTATCCTTTCCTTAAGGTGGTTTAGCGTATGATTTTCACATTGTAAATCATCTGCAATATCAAATAACCTCATCTCAGTCTTACCTTCTGCCTTACGAAGACCACGACCAATAGACTGTAAGTTTCTTATTCTTGATTTTGACGGTGATGCGAATACTACATTATCTATCTTCTTAATGTTTACGCCTGTTGAGAATGTTCCGTATGACGCCAGTATGACATTATCACTTGCCTTTTCTACGACCTCTCTTACATTCTCTCTATCTTCTACATCTGTACCACCGAATACATAATGCAGTTTATCTCCTAATCTATCAAACATTTTTTTATGTAGTAAGACTCCATGTTTCTCTACATACTGAAACAACACTAAAGTATTACCTTTCAGTGAATATACTAGATTACATATAAATTCATTTCTATTTTCATGCGATACTAAGTAGTCCATCTCATCTTGATAGGACATTTTCTTTTGTTTAGTATGACGGAGTATGACACAATCAATATTCAAATTTGCAATTGTGCCTTCTTCCATGAGTTGGTATGACGATACTACTTTCTTTACAGGACCAAATAGTCCTTCTAGTTGTAATCTATGTACTTCTGTTCCGTCTAGTGTACCTGTTAGACCTATTCTGATTGCAGTAGTTTTCATCTTCTCTAAGATGCCTTTGAGTGTTTGTGCCTTGAATAGATGTGCCTCATCTCCGATAACCATATCGAATGATTGCATTACTTCTTTAGGTGCCTTGGCGAAACTCTGCCATGTTGTGACTGTAATTGGTGCATCGAATACTTCTTGACCACTATATATTTTGCATACTCTTTCTTTATATCCATATTCTTCAAAGTCTTTCGCCATTTGTTCTACGAGTGATGTAGTGGGTACAATTATGATTGTTTTCTTATCATAGTATCTTGCCAACATATAGATGATTAGAGACTTGCCAGACGCCGTAGGAGACAAAAGAAGTTGTCTACCATACTGTATTGCAGTTTTAAATGCTTCGAGTTGGTAATCTCTAGGATTAAAAGGTAAGTCAAGGAGGTCAATCCATTCGTTTATCTTATTCGACTCATCTCTTTCTTTTACTCCTATTACATCTTCTATGCCATCGAAGTCGAATCCTCTTTCTCTACAAAACTCGTCAATGTAGGGTAGTAGACCTATGTATATCTTCTGAGTTTTTAGAGAGAAAAGTCTTACTTTACCATCCCACCATTTGTTTTTGTATGACGGCATGAACTTGGCGCCAGGTACAGTAAATGAAAAGAAATCGTATAAGTCTCTTGCTAGACCTTTATCACAATTTACTTTGAGAAAACATTCATCTACTTTAGAAACAGTGACTAGATTAGACATAAGGATTGCCATGAAACCAACTGACTAAAGATATTCTAGTACCTCTGGTAACTGGTGTGACTTGATGATGCACAAAAGAAGGAAATACAATTAGACTTCCTCTTTCTTTACCACTAAAGGGTACTGTTTTAATATAATCGTCTACTGATACACTCTGAAGATTTTCATTATTTCTTAACAAATCAAACATGCCCTTTGGTTCTATCCATTGAAAGTTTCCACCTTCATAATCATCCGGACTAGATAATTGAATTGTAGAACTTAACTTTCTATAACGACCACCATGAGATTGTTCTGAATCTCCTGAATCTGTATGCCATGTATAGAAGTCTCCTTGTACTCGTGCTTCTGGTCTATGCCTATATGTTGTGTATTGATGATGTTCTACATAATCCCATTGATGCAACCAATCTGCATCTACTGATGCCATGTTAATGCCATCTTCAATTTTTTTGGCAAGGTCTTCTGGAAACTCTTCGTGTATTAACCATCTGATATCTGATTGTCTGATACTATCATCAATCGTGCCTTGTTCTTGTACATCTGGCGCATCTAAATCGTCTGTTCTTTGACCTACACCGCCAATGACTTCTTCATATCTATTTGCAAATTGAACTATTCTATCGCACTCATGTTCAGTGAAATAACTAGGATATATCATTGCATAGTTTCTTAGATTCATTATTGACCTGCCATAAATTTACGCCACTCGATTGTATTCTTAATAGTTTGATGTCTCCAAGTGATATTATCCATGCATCTTTTTATAAAGTCTACAGTCACTTCTAAGTAATCAATCTTTGCCTTAAGTTTAACTAAATCTTCATCAGCGTTAAAAAAGTAATTGAAATCGTTCTTCATTATTTTAAGACCATCGAATGGGTCTGTTTGCCAACCAAGTTCTTGTATCTTATCATCGTCAAGTTTTCCATTGAACCACATCCACTTATACTTAAGTAGTTGATTGTAGTCTTGGTTGTATTTCTTTAACAGTAAGATTTTACTTGTTAATAAGTCGGAATACTTTGCGTGTAGTTTGGGAACATGTAAAGATGCTGTATCTAATTCGATATCATCTATCTCACAATCCTTCACCCATTGTTCTTTCAATTGTTCTAAATTCATAATATACCATTATACACCATATGGTGTAAAATTACGAGGTGGTTTTAATTTCGTAATACGAGAATCTAAACGATACAGATACTATTGCCGGTTCGGCATCTGCACCAGATTCTAATTCAATTGACCCCAATGATACAGGAAATGCATCATGGAATCTTATGTACCTGTTGGGTACATTTTTGTTTGTGTTTATCACTAATGTGATATCTGAGTATTGATTTCTATCATTGTCGATAGATGCAAGTATGTTAGTTCTATTCACAGCAGTATCAGTGTATGTGCCATACAATGCTGGGTCATTCAAAGGAACTATAGAGTCTATCCAATTGTATATCTCTGAGAAGTTCTCTAAGTCTTCGTCAACAATGAATGATACTTCTAATGTATCAAATGATGCCTTATCTCCTGGAAAGAAAGCATCTAGACCAACACCTGCTGATTGAACAGTTTCGCCAAATTGAACACCTGGTATGTTTACTGTTCTAACATAATACTCTACAGTAGGAACTTTATCTATGAGTAGTCTAAAGTTATTTCTGTTTAGTATTGACTTGTTTATATCTGTTTTTATACCCATAATACTATTTATGCGAAAAGGGGACCGAAGTCCCCAAAAGTTTACTTCTCGTTTACAAACTCATTCAATTCACTTGCAACAGAAATTATCTCCTGTGCATCGATTGATTTTGTTGGTAAAGGTTTCTTATCATCTGGATGATTATCGTTGTGCGAGTAAACCGCATCAATCTTCCTTTGTAAGTTTTCGATTAGTATGGATTGCGCCATACTTAGTAAATCGGCTCTTATTTCATAACCGCTCTTTCCTTGATTTGCCATATTTTCCTCCGTGTGTGTGTGTTTATGACTGTATCTTTATGATACAATAGTATTTAGTGCGCTAAAAAAAAGGGTCTCGAAAGACCCTTTTTAATTCGATTAAAATCGAAACTACTAAGTTTACAGGATATTTGAAACTGCAATCTTTCTGTAGTATTGGTTTACACCAGCAGTACTTGACAAAGCGTCTGAAGGAGTAGCACCTACGAATGGATTTGCAACCATACCGTATCGTGTTTTGAAACCAATTTTCGGTTGGAATGTGTTCTCGCCAACTGCACGAACCATTTGTAATGGAACATACGGACAATAGAACATACCAGCGTCATAAGGGTTACTTCCTCTATAACCTACTGTCATGTAGTCTGACCCAGCATATGGGTCGATGTATACTTTAACTCTTCCGTTTAGAAGACCAGCAAATGTATTGCCAGTATCGTCAACATTTAAAGAAGTTGAAAGTGCTGGAGCGTAATCTAATACGCCTGCCATTGAAAGAGCAGATGCAACATCACTAGAACATAGAATAAAGTTACCTTTACCTCTTCTTGTTTCTTTTGCAATCTTGTTTGATTCTCTTTCGATTTGGAATAATAAACCTTTGAACTTTTCAACTGACCATCTTCCGTTAGCGTCAACATCTAAGTTGAATGTACCAGCAGATGCAGTGCCTTCAGCACCAGTTTTTGCTTGTACATTTACACTTCTTACTACTTCCCTGTTGATTTCAGCAAGGATTTCAGAAGATAAGATGTTTGCTAACTCAGACTCAGCGTCAAGACCGTGGATAGCTTTTAAGTCTTGTGCAAGTTCTAGAGTGTATTCTGCTTTTAATGCTCTGGATACAGCTGTCACTGTTGATTTCTCAATTGTGAAAGACATTTCAGCGAATTCATTTGTAGTTGCATCGCCTAATGCTTCAGCTTTATCTGTGCCCATACCAGTTGGAGTTGCATTTTTATATGCATTTGAACCGGCAAATGGATCGCCCTCTCTAGCACTGTATAATCCAGACTCACCGTCAACTCTTCCATGGTCGTGTGAAGCATCTTGTACTTCGTTTACGCCCATAGCTTCTGTTGATTGAAGTCTAGTAGCACCTGTAGGGTAATCTTGATATCTTGCTTTCATAGCGAAGATAAGTCCTGTAGGACCAGTCATCGGTTGAACACCGCAAATGTCGTAAGCAACGAGATTTGGCATAGCTCTACGCACTAAACTAATTAGGATTGGATCCCAGTTAGAAATGGCAGAACCAGTAGCATTTAAAGGTGCAGCTTCTGAAAGAGTAGCTCTATCTTCGTTTAGGGCTTTCTCTTGGTTTTCAAGAATTACTGCTGTGACTGCTCTTTTGTAGTTGTCTTCGATTTTTGGCAAATCGGAGTGCTCTAGAATAGGGCTCCACTTTTCTTGTAAGTTTTCTGATAAAAACATTTTTATTTCCTTTAAATAACCTTAGGGTTTATCCCAAAGGTTTAAGTTTACTAATAGCAGAAGCGTACTGATTCATTGCAGGGTCAAGTCTGACTTCATTCTCTTCTGAGAAATCACCAGTTCCTTCTTCTACTACAGTTTCTTCTGCGATGTTTTCTTCTTTTGGAAAGTAAGCGTTCTTTAGTTCTTCAACTTTATCACTAAAGTCTTCAGCACTAACGAAATCTACACCTTCTGCAAGAGAAACCATCTTCTCTGTTTGTGATTCAGATAGGTCTTTACAGGCCTCTGAAATCACGGTGCCTCTTTTGAGTTGGTCGTTCTCTGCAACAACTTCCATATTTTTAGATACTTCGTTGTCTAGTTTCTCTTCCATCTCATCAAGACGATTTGCGAGTTCATCAATAACATTGTACTTATCTTCAGGCACTTCAACATAATGTTCTACGAACAATGCTTTCATACCTTCGATGAAGTTTTCTGTCATTTCTGACCTCAAACCTCTCTCAATTGCAAGTTCGTTTTCTTTCGTCCACTCTTCTGCACAATACGATAGATACTTATCAACTGCTTCTGTTAGGTCGCCTTTGACAGTTTCTACTGAGGTTTTTAAATTTTCTGAATAAGTTGTTTCTAACTCTTCTTTTATTTCTGCAACTTTTGAAGTGACAGCAGCCTTAAAGATAGTTCTTGCCTTTTCAGAATTTTCTTCTGATAAGTCTAGAGCTTCTGAAATTTTTGATAGGTCGTCCTCTATCTCCATTTCAACGAGGTCTGAATCAATTTCTGAGGATTCTTTTACTTCTTCCTCATCATCTTCATCTTCATCATCTTCTTCGTCTTCTTTCTCTTCTTTAGTCTTAGCTTCAATAATTGAATTGTAAGTTTCTTCGACTGTTTCTTCGTCTGAACTCTTTAAGAATTCTACGATGTTTCTCGCAATCTCTGCTTTAGTCAAGGATTCGTCAACCTTCTTTGAGTCTTCGTCTTCATCTTCATCGTCAACTTTCTTCATTTCTGAATACATTGCTGATAAATCTGATTTACTCATATCCTTCATAGCGTTGACCATAGCCTTGATAGTTTGCATCTTAGAAGGTTTCTCTGATTCGGAAACTTCTTCTTCTTTAACATTCTTCAACTTAGGTTGCTTCTCGGCAGGAGATTCGCCTTTCTGTTGTGGATCACCACTAACTTCTTTGGTTCCTTTCTCTGCGCTCTTAACTGATGCAACTGCTTTGTCAACAGGATTTTCTTCTGGTTTGACGACTTCAGCCTTACCACCATCTATTTTGGCGGCATCGGATGAACCTTGCTTAACAGGTTTTGAGTCACCTTTTTCGGCTTTCGAATTCGGCTGCATAGCCTCTGCGATTGCCTGTTCTAGGTTTTTTTCTAAATCTGCCATTTTTTTCTCCTGTTTGAGTTTTAGCTTAACTCTTTTATTTATATATTATAGGTTCTCTACGAACTTTTTCCACATGTTTAATTTGGTTTCTTCAAGTTTATTCATCTTTGCAGTCCTTAATTTGTTCTGCATAACTTCGATGTCTTGTGCTTTCAGTACACCAGATTCATAGACCCATTCTACACCTTCCATGATTCCTTCAACGAAGGCTTCTGGTGCGGAGGGGTCTGCAACGATATCAGCTGCGGTTGCAAGTTGAAAATCGCCTTTAACATATTGGGCACCACCTCTTTGTTCGAGCGAACCCAAACCTCTTGATGATACGCCAAGTTTTGCACCATCATTAATCAAATTTCTTACGATTTGACCGTTTGGGGTGCTTAAAATTTTTGCTCTTCCCATGAAATTAGAACCATCTTCTTCTAATTTTGTTATCATGTGAGATACTTTGTCTAAATTGATTGTTGGTCCGTCAGGATGTCCTAACTCACCAAATGCTCGTCCTTTCTCAACGAACTCTTTACAGTAGCGGTCTACTTCTTTTTTCATTACTTCTTTAGGATAAACTCTGCCGTTTCTGTTTTTAATGTCGGCCTGCATGAATACACCTTCGATGAAGTAATCTTTCTCGCCCTTTTCGTTTTCTTCTACGATTACTGGTTCAATTGCGTAATCAACAAATTCAGATATTAGTTTCATTTATAACTCCTAAAATTTCTTCTAATGAGATGTCTTCTTCATTCATTTGTTTCATTACCATTTTAATATTCTTCATCTCTTTTTCAGCTTCTTTCATGTTTCTGTATGGGTCTCCCATTGAGACTGTATTAACATAAACATGAATCTTGCCTCGTTTATCTTCGCCGAATCTTATGTCCAGTGTTTTACTGCCTACTTTTTCAGTAGACTTCTTAACTTCTTTCTGTCCTGACGGAAGTTTAAACTTCGCCTCATTAAGAATCGTTGTTATCTGGTCCCAAGTTTTCGCCATTCATCCAATCAACTGACATTTCGACTCTTTTCATGTCGACCTGGTCAGCAGCCTTTTGTTTGATACCCTTGAAAATAGAATCTTGAGCATCTTGTAATTTACCGGACTCTATTTGGTCCACTATGTTTTTTGCTATTTCTGACATTAAAAGTCTTCTCCTTCTTCACTATGTCCCTCTGAATCTATTTCGCCTTGTATTCTAGCGATATCATCTTCTGAGAAACGAAGTATATGTTTTCTGACATAATCGTCTGAAAAATACTTACCAATAAATGATTCTGCCTGTGAAAGAATATCTAATCTTTCTCTGATAATCTCTCCCTCTTTTAACTCTTGGAAGTGATTGTCTGTTGCAAAATCATAATGTATAAAATCTTTCATTGCATCAAACTCAGCGCCTGATACAATATTTTTTAGAACCATTTGAGTTCTAAGTAAATCAGTAAAGAGTCTTGCAAACTTAGTTTGTAGTCTCTTAGTGAACTTATTAAATTTAAGTTCATCTCTACTAATTTCTGATGCCCTACCCATGTTGAAACCATTATCTGCTTCAAGTCTAGATGTAGGTACATTGAGAGAACGATATAGTTTCTTTTTAAAGTATTCTATATCTTCTATCTCTGCAAGGTTCTGACCACCTGGTAGTGTAGTAATCTCTGTTCCTCTACCACCTTCTCTTCTTGGTAACCAAAAGTCTTCTAACATTGACATGTGGCGTCTATCATCTTTGATTTCGCCTGTGTCTGCATTGTAAACAAGTTTATTTCTATACTTGTTCATTGTATCTGCAAGGTATTGTTCTGCCTTTACTTTAGGTAAATTACCAACATCAATATAGAAGATTCTTCTTTCTGGTGCCCTTGATATTCTGTAAATAACAAGTGCATCTTCCATCATTGATAACTGATTTGCAGTCTTCAATGCCTTATGCAAATATCCGATTACAACATTCTTTGTGTAATCTAACATACCAGAAGTAGTATAACTTACTGCCTCTGGTGCAATCTTAACTGTGGCGCCTTCATTTGCGACACCTTTGTCGAATCCTTTGTCGTTAAACATATAGAATTCTTCAACTTTTTTGATTATATCTATTTTCGTTTTAGTGTCTTTTTCTTTTTCAACATTACGAACTTTCTTAATCTTTAATGGGTCAACATTTCTAATGTCAACCATGCCTTGTTGTGGTCTTTTAGAATCTACAATCTTATGAAAGTAAATACGACCATCAACATACCATTTACGGAATAGTTCATGTGAATTTTGATGGAATTTCATCAAGGTTAGAATCACCTTGAATTCTTCGTGCATCTTTTGTTTGATGCTGTCGGACAATTCTACATCTCTTAAATCTAATGAGACTACTCTATCTTGGGTATCTGAAACTATACATTCATTTACTATATCTTCGATAGCAATATCACATTCTGGCACAAGAGATGTCTCTCTGTATCTTCTAATGAGTGCGACCTCATTCTTGATACCTCCTTCCATATCAACATAGGAACCATATGCCCCACCTGATATGAAACCACCTGGCGACTGTTGAACAATGGGAGTTCCATCATCCTCGGCCGGTGCTACAAAAGAAGTCGCTGACTTCTTCTGTATATCTACATCTCGTAATTCGTCTTTCAACCCCTTACGATTTATTTCAAACCCAAAAATATCCATAATTATATTTATAACACCCTAAATGGTGCTATTTTCACTTTATTTTTAAAGGACTCTTTCCCAATGCGAATACTGGAATTCAACATCAAATGTCTCCAATGTGTCAACTGTCTCATAAGATAAGTCAATCGCACCAATACTAGTTGGAAACATGTTAAAGAATTCGTATCTCGCAAGGACGGAATCATCTTTGTTTAATTGTTCAACAAATGCTCTGTCTACTAAGTAGTCAAGGTTTGTTTGTCCTTCACCACTGTCTAAGTCTTGAATGTCTGTTTGCCATCCTTCTAGTGCAGTTCTTGCTGAGAATTCTACATCATTAATAATTGTCACGGTCCAAGGTTCGAATGTTCTATCTCCTGCGAGTTTTAAAACATGTCCTCTGAACTGTTGTTCAACAACACCTAATGTAGCAGCAGGAATCTGTGCTGATTGACATAAGAATTCAATCTTATTACCTGTTCTAGGTATAAAAACTCTAAAACGGTTAGCTCTTGGGCCACCACCTAGAAGTTGTGCTTTGAATTGGTCTATACTTGCCATCTAATTACTCCTTATACTGCGCCGTAAATTTCTTCAAACTGAACACCACTTCTAGCAGCAACAAAGTTTAAAGTTATGTAGTTAATTGATTTAGAAGGTTTCAAGAAGATAGAACATACAAATTCGTTTCTATCTTGTACAGCGTCTGTATTGTTTGTTTCGTCACAAACGACTGAGAAATCTACTAATCCTCTTCTGTTTTTAACATCTCTTAAGAAAGGTTCTACAGCAGCCCTAAACTGAGCCCTTGTGAATGAATCGTTGAATTCAAACAATTGAGCCTTAGCAGCAGTTGAAATTGCCTTTTCTAAAGTGATGAATAGTCTTCTTACATTTATTCTATCAAATGCGGAAGGTGATGTTAATGCAGTCTTATCTCCAAATAGTACTGTTCCCTGTCCTGGGAAGGTAACTACTGGATTAATTCTTGCACGATATAGGTCATCTCTACTTGACTGTTTCGGATTGAAAGCAAGTTTAGTGATACCTAAGTATTGTCCTCTTGAGAACCCAGCAGGCGAGAACCATGGGTCTTGAAGTAAGTCACTTCTTGCCATAATTCCAGCAGTGTGTCCACATGCAGGTACCCAACAATATTTGTCATTGTACTTCTCGTATTGATAAGTCCAACCACTGTCGAATACTGCGTAAGAACTAGATGTGCATGATGCGTAATCTGCCTTAACATTTGTTGATTGTGTTGACTCACTTGATACGCCAACTACTGAGGCTCTTCTTGGAGATGCAACTACTAAACAGTCTTTTCTATTTTCTGCAATCTGTATTGCACTGTTTACTAGTGAATTGTGGTCTGCAAGAGTATCTTGAGCACCCTCTGAACCACCCCCAGCGTCACTGGATGTTGACCCAACGACTAAGAAAGCCATATCTATTGTTTCTGCATCTGAGAAATGTTTGTCCCATGCATCGGTCTTTTGACCAACTGTTGGGTTTGCACGACCATCTGCACCACCTGTTAGTGATGAGATTTCAGGAAGAGCAGGTCTTGTGAAGACATTACCGACTGCAGCCTGTAATGTTCTGTTTTCTGCGACTGTTAAGTCTGTTGCAGTTGAGTGACCTGACCACCAAACATACTTTGATTCTCTTTCGATTACATCTTTGTAGTAGTTTGAATTACCTGTAGAATTCTTTGCATCTGACCCTAGTGATACGAATGAGAATGACTCTAACACAGCGCCTTTAGTGCCTGTGAATAGACCATCTTCATCTTCAACAACAAGGTGAATCTCATCATTTACTGCGCCAACTAATGTGGCCCCTGCTGATGTTCCTGGTGCTTTGTCGAATAATGCGTAATGTTCCCAATATCTATCAACTGATTCATCATCAACAACAGCACTTGTAAGACCAGTACCTTCTGGTTGATTTAATGCCTTAAATGTCAATGTGTTTGTTGAAATACCAACTACTTGATAATGAGTCGTGTGATTTGCGAACTTAATGATGTCGCCAATTATAACAGCGGCGCCTGAATCTACTACAACTGATGTTGCTCCAATTGCGTAGCCTGACCCATTGTTGACTGCGGTAGCAGCGTCATTGAAATATGCGTTTGAAGAAGCACACATGTGAACTTTAATAGAATTACCTAAAGCCCCAGCGTGTCTTGCAACCCACTTACCGACTGTACCTGCTGCCCCACCTGATTTATAGGTGTTTACATAGTCGTCTGAATTTTTTAATAATGTTGCTGAGTTTCCTGTTTGGTTTGCGTTGAATAAACCAGTGTTAGAAATTCTAACTACTGATAATGAAGAACCATATCTCAAGAAAGACTCGGCAGTGTAGAAGTCTTCAACAGAGGCGTTATTGTCTGCTGGTTTGTAGAATTCTTCAACTAGTTGTTGTCCATCTGAAACTGTTTTTACTTCATCAACAGGTCCCCATTGGAATACGCCAGCGAATCCACCTCTTGTTGAGGATACTGCTGGAACAACATTCGATAAGTCAATCTCTTTGACCTGAACGCCTGGTGAAACTTGAAATGCCATACTTTTCTCCTGTTAATGTATTTTTACATTGTAAAAGTTGTTTACACTTTTATTTATATATTTATAATATCTAAGAACCCTTAGAGTACCATCTGTCGCCACTAGCGTCAACAAATGATTCGACTTCGCCTTGGTCCCCAAATACTCCCGCTGGTAACATGTCATCCTCTATCATTTTCTGTTGTTCAGAATATAATAAATCTTTAACAGCGGTGTCTGTTAAGTGTGTGAAGAACTCTGTGGTTACAAACCACGCAAAGAGTACACAATTCATTACCATGTCGTCATGATAACCTCTGTCTGCCTCGAATGAAGAACCTTTATTAACAAATGTCATAAGTTCTGTAATCGTTGCTCTATCTACTACAGATAGTCTGTTTTCTTCTAGTAGTTCCTTTAAAGTGGAACAACCAACTCTCTTAATCTTTCTAGACATTGTGATACCAATGTCTTTCGCATGTGTCATACCTTGCACAAAGACATTTGGATATTCTATGTCATAGTGCAATTGTGTAGCGACCATTGAACCCTCTGCATTGTTTTCTATTATTACAAGTGCTTCATTATATCTACTACAGTACTTATTTATTAAATCCGGAAACAGCATGGGGCTAATCATGTTATCTCTGTATGTACAAACCTGTTTAAATGGTCTTTGAGACACATCAAAGATACTAAAAGTAGAATAGTCGAACCCTCTACCTTGTGATACATCAACGGTTACAACATAGTTATGGTCTTGTTTTGGCGTATCATATACTATTAAACCATCTTTTTTCCATTCGCCATCTACTGCTCTCATACCCAATAATGTATCTGCATTGATAAGAGTATTACCAGTACCTAAGAAACTGTTGCCATATTCTTGTTCAAACTGTGCCTCTGAGGTGTTTGCAATAGTCTGTTTCTTCCACTCTTCATCACGACCTGGCACATCTTGCCAACCAATAGTGAATGATTTATACTCTGATTGGTCATGTATAGCACTTTCGTATATCTTATGAAACATATTACCCACACCATTTGCAGTAGATGTGATAATAACTTTTGAATCTTTACCAGATGTGACAACAGGATATGTAGCAGTATAAAATGTCTCTGCATCTTCTACGAAAGCAAACTCATCAAGGTACAACATGTTAATTGACATACCACGAATGGACGATGAAGATGTGGCAGCTGCGACCAGTTTACTATCATTGCCGAACTCGATGTTTCCTTTGTTTAGAATCTTTACGCCTGGTTGTAAGAAGAATGGCACGGTCTCCAACATGGTTACAATACGAGACACCATCTCTCTGGCAATCGCACCTTTGTTCGCCAGAATCGCTGTGGTGACTTCTGGAGTGAACAATAGATACCATAAAAGATATGCACATGATGTAATTGATTTACCACTCTGTCTGGCGGCAAGAATGACACTGAATCTATTGTCATTAAAATGATTTATGAGTTTATCTTGATATCCACGAAGTTTAAACGGTACTAGACCTTCATCTAGTGATATAATCTGACAATAATTTTGTATAAAGTGGCAAGGATCCTCAGAACATTTTTGATATTCTGCTATCTCTTCTGGTGTATACTTTGTTTCTACACCTGCTCTTTTGATTAAATTGTTACCTAAGTAACCTTCGTTCTTCGCTTGAACCATATTTTAGTCTTTGTTCTTCTTAAGGAACTTTTGTAATTCAGAAGTTGACCCAACATACAAATGATTGTGTTGTTGTCCTATCTTCTGTTGTTCTTCGCCCTCTAACTTCTTCAATTTACTCTGTAAATCTATAAGTTTCTCTGCTGTTTCACCTACTGTTTTAATTAACTGACCTGCAACTTCGTATGCACGAGGGTGTTCTGTTTCTTTTGATAATTGTAGTATGCCTTCGATTGCATCTTGTCCTCTTTCTACGAGTCCATACAGATTTTCTCTAGCGTATTTGTAATCTGTTTCCATGTTCTCATGTCGAGAAGGAAGTTTAACTATCTTTGTTTCTTCTTTGATGTCCGATTCTATATTTAAAAGGTCATCTAATTTTTCATCTATATCATTCATGTTATTGCCTCGAAATAGTCTATATTCAGTACATGTCTATATTTTTTACTACATGTATTGGTTGTACCTGTGTGTTGTGTATGTCCATCAAACATCAATATTCTATTCGCAACACTATCAATACATTCTATTTCATCTGATTCTTTTAGCATAGTATATCCATTATTTGTATTTAAGTATAACAATGCAGTTTTTAAATTTTTTGGTGCAGTCTCAATGTCCACATGAAATTCATTTTTTATAATTGTATCAGTTCTTGGCAACATATTAAGTTTACATCGCACTAAAGAACAAACATTTAATTTATCTAATAATGGTTCAATCCACTCATATGCATCACTCTGAGGTTGATTGTCAAAGTATAATGCATGTACAAATTGTATCTCATCACCATCTCTATTGACTGTATTTAAAAAATATGGAAAAGTTGGATGAGTAAATTTATCTACTAGTTCATTAAAGTAGTTTTGGTCTAATGCATTATCTATTATTTTCATCTATTTCATTCATAATTAACTATTGTCTTCTTCACTGTAATCATCTTTGACACCATCGTCATAGAAAGATACATTCTCTGCAACAACGAAAGTATCGTCTGCATCGACTGAACCAACAAAGAGTAATTTATTACTAGCATCGGTCATGTTCACAGCAGCCGAAACTGTTATTTGTTCTCTGTTAGTTGCAATTGTGGTTATTGTGGGATTGGTATCTAAGTTGGTACCAAATACTTCATCTCCTACACTTATCTTACTATTTATTGCACTAGGGAAGGTGATTATGTTTAGGTCACTTACTGCATTTGATAACTCTTGGAATGCAGGTTCATAGTGTTTAACTTCTTTAACAAGTCCTGATACACCTATATTTGATGATGTAAATGTTTTATTGCCATCTCCAATATAAGTTCTTTCAATAACATTCTTAATGATATTGCCTGTATAGATAGGACCAAAGAAGTATGTCTTCATTGTAAAGTCTAAAGTATATTCTATAACTCTTCTATCTTCCATTGAACCCTCATAGTCATCTTGAAATGATACTGAGTTTAATATTATGGGTACATCTCTATGGTCTGCCATATCATCAACCATCTTCATGGTGACTGTATATTCTGGTTGAAAGTAAGGTAGTATCTGTTCTACGATTTGCAATGCATCATTCATATTCTTAGTTAGAATAGTTAATGTAAAGTTTAGATTGTAAGGTGCAGGTGCGTATTGAAAACCTTTTTTACCATTTGTTTCCATTATAGGTTTGACTGCCCTTATGAGTTTGTTCTGTTGTCTCTGTACATCATATTCAAAACCTGTCAATTCAAATGCCATCCTTGGCAACGATATTGCACTCCTATTTCTATCTGATAGATTCGCCTCTTCAGCAATTCTATCTAAAAACTTTTGTTTAGGACCATATGATATTGGTACCATAGGAGAAGATAAGACTGTTCCGTCTGATTTGATTTTCTTGAATTGAATGTTATTAAACATTGTACCAAATACTGATACGCATCGTTTAATAGTTTCATTGTAAAAATATGTACCGAACATTATGGTTCACCAAATGGGTTTGTTTCTGATAAGTCTAAGTATGATGAATCTTTATTCTCAAAGTCTAAGTTCTGAGCGGCTGCATCATTGTTGAATGTCATTCTATCGTCTATAGATGAGATAGTAAATGTTGCGCCATTGGCACCATTTAATACATCGCCAACTTGTAGTGTTGTTGTGATATCTTTTGCGAGAAGTTTACTTGTCGGTTGATTCCAAGATACAACTTCTGCAACAACTGTACCATTGAGTGCGAGAGTTTCATTCGCAATATAGTCTGTTGCATTACCATTGTTCATTGTCATATTCAATGAGTATGCTTGTTCATCTTCTATCAAGTCTATGTCACCAATTCCAGTATCGAAATCTTCTTGACTGTATTCAAACAGTTCACATCTTAGTTTAAATACAAACAGTTTACCTACTTGATAGAAAGGGTCTTCATGTTCTACAAATTTAATTTCAAACATAGAACCACTAAGAGGGAAGTAGATTAAATCTCCTTCGTTTGGTCTAAATGATGTTGCGAGATTTGAGTCTAGTGAGATGAATCTTTCCCAACTTCTTAATGATATAACAAAGGTCGCCTGGTCTCTAATCTGTAAACCAAACTTAGACATAAGGTCGCCTTCGCCTTCGAAACCATCTGTATTCTCAATGTACATTTCAACTGAGTATGCATCACCAAATTTAGATTGCACATCTTCATTGAGTATACTATCCTCTTCGATAACTTGTCGAGGTAGATACATTGTCTCGTGACCATACATTCTTAAAGACTCAACAACTAAATCTTCATAGAGATGTTGTTCAGAATTTACTGCATGATTAAAAAATACATTTGTTGCCATAATTTATTAGCCCATCATGTCCATGGGTAACATGTCATGATTTAGTCTTGCCTCTTCTTCGAGTCTTGTTATTTCTTCTTGTGCCTCTTGTTTCATCTGTTGTCCATCTAGTGTCACACCACCTGGTAATGCGATACCTGAGAATTTAGATAAGTTCTCTCCCCACTGATATTTACATAATGCAGTTGCATATTTTTTTAACCACATGTCATTGTATACATCTGTAAAGTTATTTGGGTCTATCTTTCTATAACATTCAATAACAATATACTCACCTTCATGTACAAAGTTTGAGTCCATGTGTAAGTATAATCTGTTTTGATGTTGATTGTAATTGATTGGTGTTCTACCAATAAGAATGTGATTCATTGTTTGAATCTGTTGTTGAACCATTTCATAGTGCAACATGTTAGTAGCGTTCATACTATATAAATCATTTAATCTTAACTGATATCTAATGTCCCACATGTTGAGCGCTGACTTATCATTGAATGGAAATATGTTCATAACTGCCATAACAAACTCTGGAAGAACAATGTAATTTTGTTGTTGTTTGAATTGTTCGTCTGTATATGCGTGAGTACCAGCTGCGCTTTCAGTGAATGATTCATCACTCTTCATTGTTTGTTTTTTGGTACCTGTCATCTGATGTTTTAGATAACATTTAATCGTTCCATCGTAATGATAATTGTAGAAGTATTGAAGTGCTTCGTCTATTCTATCATCAAACTGGTCTTCATCGATGTTGATTTCCAGAACAGGTGCACCAAGTTTTCTTTTGATGTACTCTTTGAATGTTGCTTTACTGTTTGGAGTTGCCATAGTAGTATTTCCTGTTTATACTACTATTTATATGAATTCTAATCTTGGAAAAAAGTTTTTGTTTGTAGTCTATCTATCTTCTCATCTATACGCTCTATAGAATCGATAATTCTCTGAAAAGACTTCTCCATCTGTTCTCTAGTGACATAATCCTTGGCGATTTCTTCTCTTGTTTTATTGATAAGAATATCCATTCTCTTTTGTTCAGCAAAGATTCCTCGAATCATCCATCCGACAGGAACTACTACAACAGTAAGAACAATATTCCAAAGTAAGTGTGGGTCTATGACTATATCCATATTGTTATTTATGAATATGACTACTGTATCAACTTACCAAATCTATCTGTTCTGAACACTAAACCCATGTTTTCTTTATGCCATTCTTCGCCATTCTCTTCAATAAGAGTTTCTCCATCGGGATGTTGAATCTCTATATTAAACGATATACTATATCTATCTTTATCTGTCGTGTTTGGTTCAACCATATGCATGGTGCCACTAGGAAATAAAAGTATGTCTCCAGTTTTTGGTTGCCAACCCCAAGATTCTTCCATTCTAGGTGAAGATAGAGCCATTCCAACATAGTGTTTAGTTGTTTCTATAAACTTAATATCTCCCTCGTCTCCGTCTGCCCTAATATAACATGCACCAGAATAAGTACAACCATTATGTAAATGTGGTGCATTATATCCACCTGGATAGTTTATGTTTCCCCATGAGTTATGCATAACACATTGAGCAGTTCCTTTTTCAAATCCACAATAACCCATAATCTCTTCCGTCACTGTTCTTTTAATTTGTCTCATCAACTTATTGAATATGGGATTGTTATCGATACCATCGTTTGATTGCCAACCGAGACCTTTATTAGACCTTCTTCTACCTTCACGGTCTCTAGTTCTCATAGCGTCCATTTCATCCTTCAACATTTGAAAATACTCTGGCGTCAATCCTTCCACTTTGTCTTCTGGATTATATAACCATTCTCTAATACAAATTACTGCTGGACTAAATAATTTAATCGCCATCTATTTCTCCTTTATGAAATGGACACTCTGGTGGAGGTTCCATTTCTTTGAAATTCTTACCTTTTTGTTTCCAATGTCCTTCACTTCTATATGCACCCATATTGTTGGGTTTCTCTTTTAATAGTTTATCGTACTTCTCTCTGTTTACTTGGTCCATGCTAGGAAGTTCTTGTACTCTTTCTTCGGTTCTATCTTTGTGCCATCCAGCAGTGTCTTTTAACTGATAAGTCGATACCCATTCTTCTCTTTTAAAAGGTATAACTTGAACTAGGGGAGTTCCTTTTGGTATAACAAACGAATGACTAACTTTAGGATAGAAAATAATTTGTGAATTGTCTTGATTGATATTAAAGTCATCTGTATCTATAACACCTTGCCATGTTGCAAAATGATTGTTTTGAAATAAAAAGGGGTCTAAATAGAAACAAGAATAACCTTTTGGCGTTATTATATTCCAAGCATTTCTCATTTTAAATGCATCTTTAATTGGACCTTCTTCCCCCAAATAACTGAATGAGTGTGCAAACTGAGCTGCAGGATGAGAAGGAGATGCTTGAGATTGTGAAACCTCTTTGCCAAATTCTTGAGTATATGTTTTGCCGTTATCAAAAACAACTTCCATATCTCTATTTGCAAGAATATACCAACCAGATTTTAACCAATCATCCATTGCCGGACAAGCACGAATAGTCTGTATTCTTTGTCCTCTATCGTGTTGAAAGACTTTCATCTTTTTCCACCAATCAGGACTTAACGATTTAGCAAGAACTGGTTTCCAGTCTCTAAGACTCTCTTCGTTAAATGTAGTGAAATCTATCGTTGGCATTATATAATTCTTCCTTATCTACTAGTTCTATCTCGTCACCCCTAAGTACGATAGAACATCTATCTGCATATCGAGCTCGTTCTGTTGGTGCATCTGCACCATGTGGTATTCTTCCATCAAACATTAACAATCTGTTTGGTTTAAACTCTATACTTCCTATAGAATGTTTTTCTATGTGTTCTTCTCTTCCATCTAAACCGGCTTGATAAACACCTTTATCATAAAATCTTAAATCTCCACCCCATGCAGGATTCCAGAATTTATTGTAGTAATATAGAAATGATAGGTTCCATTCATCTTGTTCATCACAATCACAATGAGTTGTACCATGTTGACCATGAGTTTGAGAATTGGTTCCCATATACTGAAATCTTTTCCATTTAAAACCAAAGTCTGTACATATTCTTCTGTTCAACCATCTAGCGTGTTCTACACTTTCGGTTGTTTCTCCATATTCCATTTCTGGATTACCATAATCATCTGTTTTAAAGAATGATGCACCCCAAAGTTGATGATGAGGTAAACCTGTGGGATGTTGTGCGTTTACTTGATTTTGTTTAGCCCACCTAGGACCTTCAGAAGTTTTACGATGAATCCATCGATGTATAGAAGTCTCTAAGTAATCATCGATTACATAGACTTTATTTCCTAAAGGAAAGTCTTTAATAGTAAAAGGTTTATCTACCTTGACTATTTCTAGGGACATAAACTACTCTATTAATGCTTTTTGTGGAGGTGGGAATCTATTAATATATTCTTCTACATCTGGAAGTAAATCTTCTCTAGTTGATTTTACATCATTCATAACATTTACATAGATGTTCCACAGTACATCATAGTATTCCAATACTCTTCTTGCATCTGACCTTAAAGGATGATTTGAACCATCTCTACCTGCAGCCATAACATCTACCAGACTTTCAAATCCATAAGATTGAATTTGTTGGTCTAAGTAATTTCTACCAACATCATTAATTTGTTGACTGTATTGATTGGATAATGTCACATCGGAAGGTGGAACAGAATTTTCAATGTAGTTTTCGATTGCATCTAACTCAACATCTGTTAATGAAATTTTTTCTTGTTCATCAAACTGAACATTGTCTTTCCATTCCATAATCTTGACTTCGATGTCATCATAGATAAGAACATCATACTCAAACCCCAAATTAGGTTTATCGACATTATCATGTCTCCATTCTAGGCCATTTGGTTTTCTAATAGTGAGATGACCATTCTCACAATAAATTAACATATTCATAACAACTCCATAATTTAGTTTTGATGTTTGTTTTTAAATCTTTCATACATATTTAGGTGTTCTATTTCAGAAGTATCCATACCTTCAATCCAAGGACCGCCTCTAGTATAATGTATAGCACAAGCACGCCACTTTTCTTCCTGTGTATCATGCCCCTCAGTTATAACATACCATTCTGGTATTTCTGATATCTTATCTGTCCATTCAAATTGATGTAGATATTTACCACTTTCAGTATTGATAACTTCTGGTGTAAGTTTTTTACAGTCTTCATGACCATTATTAAATATCATTAATGATGACCAAAGTTTTTTAGGATAAGATACATTCTTTTCACCGTTAAATTTTGTTTCAGCATAAGTATCAAAATCATACTGAACACATGCAACTGCATCATCTAAATCTAAGTAGTAGAACATTGGTAAGATACTTTCATTGAATAGTATATCATCATCAATAAAAATACTAAATCCTTCATAGTTTTCTAAGTAAGGAATTAAGAATCTACTATATGTGAACTCTGTTGATTGAGCTGCATACTCTCTATTATACTCTGGAATCTTTGATATGTCAAGAAACTTTATCTCAGGAGTCCAATCTCCTAATATATCATGTACATCACCACGACCTGCTCCAAATAATATACTACTCTTAAGACATTTAGCACTTAGTTCTGCAATGTCTTTGTGTCTACTATCATATCCGACATAGATTGTCAAGGGTTTGCCAGCAGAAAGTTTATTTACTTTTTTATTGAAGTCTGTCACATCTCCTCTGAAGTTCATCTTCAATAAGTCACTATGTATTTCTAAATATCCACGAGTGAATGAAAACGACATTGAGTAGTGGGCTGCATTTCTTTCTACAAGTTGCGACTTCATTTCCTCAATCATTTCATCTATGGGTGTTTCTGGAAGAGGTATAGCATCGTGGTCATCCCATATCCATAAATCTAAGTCTGGGTCATCCATAGTTTCGAAAACACCTGAACGAACAGAACCTGGATGTATAGATAACTGATACATTCGTTCATCTCTGGAGTTCATACCTGCTGTAGCTACAGTACCTTGAATTGCATTCCATAGACCTTCTTTTCTGATACTATCGACTAACCAATGTGCCTTTGCACCATGATAATATACAGCATTAAGACTACCATCTTGTTGTTCGCTTAACTTAGTACCTGTAAATTCTTCTATCTTTTGATATTCATCATTTGAATTTTTAAAATCCATACCTGCAATTCCTGGTTTTGGATTTTCGGGTGGTGCAGTGTATCCTTTAGAAAGAAAGTAATGATATGCCCATGAATGAGATTGTAGTTTGTTCCAACCAAGAAACTTTTGTTCCTTGATTAACTTAGTCATATCACCCCATTTGACCTGTTTTAATTTTCCTGTTTTGTTCGCTGTCACCCATTTTAAAGATTTATATGCTTCTGTTTCTTTATAATCTTTTGATACATCAAAAGAACCCAACTGAACATGTGTGTTCTTATCTGTTGGATCCCAATCTTTGAGAAGTTCCTTTGTGTGCTCGAGTGAGTCTGATTTTACGCTCATAATATAGTTCCTTAATTTCTACACTAATATTTAGTGATTAGGAATTAACAGGTGTTCCTGGCCATGTTTGTGACAATGAACCATCCCAACGGATAACAGGTGTTTGACCTTGTCTAGCATATGTACTAGGTGACCTATGTTGATAAGTCGTTGGTGTCTGACCTTGTCTAGCATATGTAGAAGGACTTCTATGTTGATAAGTCGTTGGTGTTTGACCTTGTCTAGCATATGTAGAAGGACTCTGATGTTGATATGTAAGAGGTGTCTGACTATTTGCAGGATTTCTGTAAGTAAACGGACTTCTATGGTCATATGTTAAAGGAGACCTGTGGTCATATGTCAACGGACTTCTATGGTCATATGTAAATGGAGTCTGATTATTTCTTATAAACGGATTCTGAGCATTTACAGGATTCTGATAGTTCGCTGTTGTTTGTCTGTTTCTAATATTAGGTTCTTGTTGAGCTCTAATATTAGGTTCTTGTTGTGACCTTATGTTTGGTTCTTGAGCATTTCTAATAAACGGATTTTGTGCATTAGCAATATACGGAGATTGTGCATTTCTAATATTAGGTTCTTGCGTTACCGTTTGACCTGAACGAATATTAGGTTCTTGTTTTGCCCTAATATTAGGTTGTTGAGCATTACTAGGTGATTGAGCATCTCTAATATTAGGTTCTTGTTGATTCTTAATAGTAGGTTGTTGAGCACTCTGCTGTTTGTTTCTAATATTAGGTTCTTGTTGTGACCTTATGTTTGGTTCTTGTGCTGACTGTTGCGCTGAACGAATATTAGGTTCTTGTTGTGACCTTATGTTTGGTTCTTGTGCATTTGAAGTGGTTTGTGCGTTTGCAATATAAGGTGTTTGTCTGTTTCTAATATTAGGTTCTTGTGCATTTGCAGTGTTTTGTCTGTTTGCAATATAAGGTGTTTGTGCATTTCTGATATTAGGTTCTTGAGCTGCACTAGCCCCTTGTGCATTAGCAATGTAAGGAGTCTGAAAGTTTCTGATATTTGGTTCTTGAGCAGACTGTTGAGAATCTCTTATATTAGGTTCTTGTTTGTTCTTAATTGTAGGTTGCTGAGCATTACTAGGTGACTGAGCATCTCTAATATTAGGTTCTTGTTGGTTTCTAATATTAGGTTGTTGTATGCTTCTAATATTGGGTTGCTGATTGTTCCTTATATTAGGTTCTTGATTATTCGCAATGTATGGACTCTGGAAAGTATAAGGTTGTTGACCAGTATAAGGAGTCTGACCATTCTTAATAGTAGGTTGTTGATTATTTCTAATATTAGGTTGTTGATTATTCGCAATATAAGGACTCTGGAAAGTATAAGGAGTCTGACCAGTATAAGGAGTCTGACCAGATGCAATATATGGCGACTGATATGTAAATGGTTGTTGACCAGTATAAGGTTGCTGGCCATTAGCAATAGACGGAGTTTGCACATTAGAAGTGCTTGGCGATTGAGCGATGCCAATTAGAGGTTGCTGTGGCATTAGATTTTACTCCCTAATCTTAATTTAATTATCATCTTCATTATTTTTGCCCAATTGGTAGACCTTGGTTGTTAAAGTTATGTGCTAACATTCCATTAACAAAGAAGTTCGAGTTATCTTCAATATCAGTTAAGTTATAAACTTCCATTTCTGAATGTTCTTCTACTGATACTATCTCTAGTCCCATTTCATCTTGTCTATCAAACATTATTCCATCTAACATACTGAATACACTATCTCCAACTGTAAGTTCATGTGTTTCTATATCTTCCATCCAACTATGTTCTTTGACTGATTTCTCAACATCAAATGCACCCCATTCGCCATTTGGTAGCATCAATGGGTGAGTATCAGTCATCTGTAGAATTCTACCATCTGAGAATGTTATATCCCATATAGAACTGATTGGTTGAGGATTAATTTGTTGTATTCTCTTAGGTTCAAGTAATTTAGTACTTTCGTTCCAAGACATGACCCATTGACCAATAACACATGACTCGATAGGTGCATGTGAACCATCGCCTAACCATATCATTGAACCTGGAGCGAAGCAACCTCCGCCTCCTCCTCCACCACCAAAGGTAAACGGATTTCTGTATCCATAAGATGCAGGAGACTGATTGTTTGCAATCGAAGGCGTTCTATGTTGATAAGTGAAAGGATTTCTTCCACTAAATGGGTTTCTAGCAGAGTTTGGTTGTCTTGCCTGATAAGTGAACGGTTGTCTTGCACTAAATGGTTGTCTAGCACTATTCGGTTGTCTTGCCTGATATGTACTAGGTGACCTGTGATTATATGAACTAGGCGACCTATGGTCGTATGTAAATGGTTGTCTTGCACTAAATGGGTTTCTAGCAGCGTTAGGTTGTCTTGCCTGATATGTACTAGGTGACCTATGTTGATATGTACTAGGCGACCTATGGTCATATGTATATGGTGACCTGTGATTATATGTAGTAGGTGACCTATGGTTGTAAGTAAACGGATTACGATATGTAAACGGTGACCTATGGTCATATGTAAATGGCGACCTATGTTGATAAGTAAACGGACTTCTATAAGGTGACCTATGGTCATATGTACCAGGTTGTCTATTGTTGTAAGTACTAGGATTCTGGTAAATACTTGGCGACTGATGCTGATAACTACTAGGTTGTCTGTTCTGATAGGTACTCGGATTCTGGTAAATACTTGGCGACTGATGCTGATAAGTACTAGGTTGTCTGTTCTGATAGGTACTTGGATTCTGATAGATACTCGGTGACTGATGTTGATAAGTCAACGGACTTCTATGCTGATAAGTGAACGGACTTCTATAAGGCGACCTATGGTCATATGTCAACGGACTTCTATGGTCATATGTAAACGGACTTCTATAAGGTGACCTATGGTCATATGTTAAAGGAGACCTGTGATTATAAGTAAACGGATTACGATATGTAAACGGTGACCTATGGTCATATGTAAATGGTGACCTATGTTGATAGATGAACGGACTTCTATAAGGCGACCTATGGTCATATGTATTAGGTTGTCTATTACTATATGTAGAAGGTGACCTATGGTCATATGTAAATGGTGACCTATGTTGATATGTCAACGGACTTCTATGTTGATATGTCAACGGACTTCTATGATTATATGTAGAAGGATCCTGATATGTTCTAGGGTCTCTATATGTAGAAGGTGACCTATGTTGATATGTGCCAGGTTGTCTAGCATTTCTAATATTAGGTTCTTGTTGTGACCTAATATTTGGTTCTTGTTGATTTCTAATATTAGGTTCTTGTGCATTTACTGGATTTTGATAAATCGCAGGTTGTCTTCTATCTCTAATATTAGGTTCTTGTGCATTAGCAATATAAGGATAAGGATTCTGTTTGTTTCTTATATTAGGTTCTTGTGCATTAGCAATATAAGGATAAGGATTCTGTCTGTTTCTTATATTGGGTTCTTGTGCGTTTGCGATATAAGGATAAGGTTGTTGAACACTCTGTTGTCCAGAAGCATTATTCCAACCGGTAGGCGTCTTTACATAAATCTGGTCTGCAGCTTTCCATGTGCCTGAGTCTGTTTTTACCCATGCACCTCGGGTTGCATTCCAACCGGTTGGTGTTTTTACCTTTTGTGAGCCTGTCGCCATATTATATAGTCCTTAAAATACTATTCTATTTATTAAGAGTAAAGAACCCATAAATCGCCAACTGCGCCATCACTTCCGCCTGGTGCTGATGTTGACTGATATATGTTTCTCGCTGTGCCACCACTGTTTGTTGCATTTGTAATTGTCAATGCGCCAGTGTTTACTGCACTTGGGGTAATCGTTAAATCACCTGTTGATGCACCTGTAAATGTTCCTGTTCCGAATGTGACTGCATCAGCACTTTCATCCCAACCAATAAATACATTGGCATCACTTCCTCTTTCGATAACAAAACCTGAATCGCCTGAAGCAGAACCACTATTACCTGTCCCTAACTCTATAAGTTGGTCTTCGATAGTTGTATTTGTTGCCGAATTGGTTACTGTTGAACCATTAACTGTTAAGTCGCCTGTGAGAACTAAGTTTCCAAATTGAACATTACTTGATGTTCCAACTGCCTGTCCAATAGAGATTGTTGCGGTTGCACCTTCTCCAGAACCACTTACTGAGACACCAGTTCCTTGACTTACACCTGCAATATAATTACCTGTTGTGTCTGTTCCAAGTGCGACTGAGTTAGCAGCGACTGTAGTAGAGATACTAACATCACCTAAATTGGTCATTGTAGCAGAACCTGTCACATCGCCTGTCAAGGATATTGTTGGGTCACTAACATTCAAATCAATTGTGCCATCTGCATCTTGATATGTTGCAGTAATACCACTTTCAGTATTACTTGAGAACATCGCCCCAGCGATATCTTGTACATTCTCTGTTGATAATTGAGTGTTAGTTGTTGTGACTGAACCACCCAATGCAACTGATTGACCATCAATTGTTATCGTACTATTAGCAAGTTTTGCATTTGTAATTGAACCTGCAAGTTTGGATTGATTGATTGACCCTGCCAACATGGCATTAGTAATGTCGTTATCACCAATAACAAAGTCAAGATTACCATTTGTATCATCGTATGATACTGAGATACCTGTTTCGGTACCATCTAACATACCACCAACAATGTCTTCGACTTGTTCTGTTGTTAATTGTGTATTTGTTGTAGTTATATTACCACCAAGTGATACTGCTGTACCATCAATAGTGATTGAAGAATTAGCAAGTTTTGCGTTTGTAATACCACCTGCAAGTTTGCCTTCATTGATAGACCCTGCCAACATGGCATTTGTGACACCAAGTGCTTTTACTTGAACTGCATCTGAATCTAATTCGATTGAACTATCGTCAACCCCTACTGCAAGAACACCACTTGAGAATGAAAGACCATTACCAGCGACTGAAGAAGACAATGCGATATCATTTGCGTTTGCAGTAATACCGTCTCCCCCAATAACATTAACTGTCACATCACCAGAAGTTCCCCCACCAGTCATACCAGTTCCAGCAACTACTGAAGAAATATCACCAGCATCGTTTGTGAAACTAATTACACCAGTTGAACTGTTGTATGATAAGTCACCACCAGCAGATATTAAACCTCTAACATGTGATGTTGATACTGCAAGGTCGATTGCACCATCGTTTGCATCGTCATAAGATGCAGTAAGACCTGTATGTGTACCATTGGTTGCAATTTGAGCACCAACTGTATCTTGTATATTCTCGTAAGGTACTCTAATCTCTAAACTTCCATTTGCATCGTCATATGTCATAGCGACATTGACACCAGAAGTTAGTAGAGCATCTACTCTATCGTCTACTCTTTCGTTTGTGAAGTATAGGTTACTTGAACCTTCTGTAATCTCGTCTGTATTATCTTTACCTGCAACTGAAGAGTCTACATATGCCTTGATTGATTGTTGCGTTGCAAGATGAGTATTACTATTAGAAGCCATATTGTCTTGGTCTAAGACAGCAGTACCCGAAACTGTTCCATTTAGAATTGGAGTCGTTATTGTTTTGTTTGTTAAGTTTTGTGCAGTAGTTAAATCTGCTGTTATCGAAGTATCGATTGTCACATCGTTTGCATTTGCGATAAGACCATTACCTGCAACAACATTTACAGTGACATCGCCACTTGTTCCGCCACCTGTTAGACCAGTTCCTGAGACTACACTTGTTATGTCTCCAGTTGGAACTGTTGCAACTTGAGCGTCAACATATGCTTTAACTGATTGCTGACTTGGAAGTTTAGTAGCACTATTACTAGACATATCATCTTCATCAACTAATGCGTTTGTAATTCTTGCATCTGCTCTTGTATTTGTGAAGTATAAATTACTTGAACCTTCTGTAATCTCGTCTGTATTGTCTTTTGTTAGAATACTTGCATCTACATATGCTTTAATTGATTGTTGAGTAGCGGCATGAGTTGCTGAGTTTGAAGACATGTCATCTTCATCTTTGAAGTTGACTGCAATATCGTCTGCATTTACAGTAATACCTGTACCAGCACCAATGTTTAGTGTTGCATCACCTGAACTTGCAGTACCAGTTAAACCAGCACCAGCGTTCACACCTGTGATGTCACCTTGTTGTCCGTTAATTGTTAGTGTGCCAGCAGCGTCATCATATGTTAATGAGATACCTGTTCCAGCAGTTAGTAGAGAATCAACTCTATCGTCAACTGCCTCGTTGACAGCGGCGCCAGTAATTAAACCAGCAGATGTTATGACCTCAGTAGTTCCTACTGTTAGACCATTTTTGATTATGAAATTTTTACTTGTCATTAGATAGTGCCTCCATCAATGGTGGCGTTAGATAGTCTCGTATCAAATGAAGAGTTGAATCTTGAAGTAGTCATATACAGGTTAGTTGAACCTTCTGTTATATCGTCTGAATCCACATTGGATAACGCACCTGGTACGATTTTTCCACTTGAATTTATGACTTCAGATGACCCTACTGATAACCCATACTCGATTACAAATGTTTGTGTTGTTGCCATTGCTTGTGTCCTTTTGTAAAAGTATTAGTAATTAATACTATTATTTATAGATTGGTGTCGTTCTAAAGACCTCATTTTCCCTAATAAAATTCAATTAGTTATAACTATTTTATACAGCGTGGTCTATTCGCTTAAAATTATAAACTGTGGAGTTTGTACTGGCAGAAGTGACTCTCAATCTGAGATTGCCCGAGTTGATATCTACTGAGAAACTTCCTAACTCACTAGATGTACCTTGTAGGACTGTACCAAACTGCGTTATACTTGCGTTAGTACCGTCGTGTATTACATGAACCTCTGTTATCTCATAATCACCACCAGTAGCGTCTGAGACTGTTATAGTATACTTTGCACCTCTATAACTTGCAATCGCCATTGTATCTAAATTTGTGATAGTAGTCGATGTTGTAGTCACTGTACCAGAAGTAAGTCCTGAACCAGCATCTTGAAAAGATAAAGTACCAGAACCATTAGTCATTAAGACTTGGTTGTTAGAACCATCTGAAGTTGGATATAATAATCCACCTGCTGTTAGTGTTGAAGAAGTTAAATCTCCAAGTTTTAAATCAGCAAGTGCATAACCAGAACCACTAGTATTAACTGTAGTTCCTGGTTCTACCTCTAAACCATCGAATAATGTCCATGTAGAATCCGATGCATCTCTGAATAGACCTGTGTACTCAGATGCACCACCATCTGATAAACCATCGTTGTAGTTTCCGTAGAAACCAATATCGATTAGGTCTGAACTAGTATTTTGATTTGCGAACTCAAACATTGAGTCGCCAACAGATGTCGTTGTAGAATTGACTGTTAAAGTTGTCCCTGTAACCGTTAAGTCACCTGCAACTGTTAAATCGCCATCTACTTGGGTGTTTAGTTTTGACTGTACACCTAAATCTGCGAAAAATTTTACTTTCGATGCCATGGTGTTATTTATGTAATTTATCTACCGACAAAAAAAAGGGGACTCTAAAGTCCCCCTTTTCATAATATATTACTGAATTTAAGCTTCGACTGTAGTTCTGTTAAACTTAATAACCGTTGAGTTTGTACCCGCCGGTGTACATAGTAGTCTAACATTGTCTCCATTAATGTCTGCATCAAATGTCGCTAAGTTAGTATCTTTAAGCGTTCCGTATTGTGTTAATGTCACGGTAGAACCGTCATGTACTAACATTATCTCTGTTGAGTGGAAATTACTTCCCTCTGACATCGCCACGATATATCTCGCAGCTCTATAGGTAGCATGAGCAAAGTTATCAAGTGAGAATTCAGTAGTAGCAGTTTTAGTGATACCACCTGTTGTTGTATTCTCGTCTTGAATCTCTTTACCTGTTTCTATTCTATCTGTACTAGAGTTATAAGACATGTGACGGATGAATTCAGCGAGTTTAAAACTTCTTGTTATAGCCATTTTCTATCCCCCTATGATTGTCTTATTTGGAAAGTATTAACCGTTGTGTTGGTGTTAGCAGGTGTACATAAGAGTCTCATGTTTCCTGAATTAACATCAGCTGTCAACGAAAATAATGAAGCAGTACTGAATATATCGCCATATTGAACGAAATATGCATTGGATCCATCATTGATTAATAATACTTCGGCTGAATGTGTTCCTGCACTCGCATGAGTGGCAGTAATAACATATTTAATACCTTTATTAGATACTGCATTACTTGATAATACTTGATTAGCAGTAGTTGCACTAAAGACACTATTTGTATAGTATCCTTGTACTAAATTAGCAGCGGTAACTGCTACTACTTCTAATGTATCACCTGCAATTGCATTTTCTTCCAGTGTGATTGTTGTGGTGTTGGTTGCAGTATAATCTGCACCAGCATCAACTAACTTAACACCATTAAGGAATACTTGTTCTGAACCTACAGTGTAAGACAATGCATTACTGTCATCATCGTTACCTGTAAATACAGTTTGGTTACCCGAAACGGTGTATTTGTAAATTGAAACACCTGAACCACCTAAAGTTGCAAATGAAACTGTTCCTGAACCATTGGTTTGAAGAACTTGTCCATTTGAACCATCACTGGTTGGAAATGTTATAGCGTCATTAATCTGTAGAGATGTTGGGTTAGACCCAATCTCTACAACAGCAGCAGAACCATCATTCTTCTCGGTATAAAATCTACCGTGATAAGTATTGACAGCCAATTCCCCTAGTGATAAATCACCAGTACCAGGAACTGCGTTCTGAGTCGAACTTCTTTTAAACTGTATAACTGTTGCCATTTCTATCTCCTATTGAAAGTGTGTTAAAGAATATTAATTAAAATGTTCCACCGTCAATAGCAGTAATGGTAACTGCACCACTTGATACTGTAAAGTTAGCACTAGCAAAACTAGCGATACCTTTATTAGATGTCGTTGCATCTTCTCCAGTAATGGTTGCTGTACCACCTGAGTACGCTACATCCATACCTTCGCCAGCAGCGACAATTACAGAACCTAAGTTAGAAGCAGTTGATACTTCAGCAGCAATCGTAATTGCACCTGCACCATTAGTGATATCAATACCATCACCAGCAGTAAGAGTAGCAGCATCCATTAAACCTGAAGATGTGTCACCAATTAAGATTTGACCATCTGTAGGAGCTGAACCTGCATAACTGTCAATACTTCCACTCATACTTGCGTTAGCAAGAGTTAAGTTTCCGAATTTACCTGCCATAGCAGTTCCAGAGAATACTGAAGAACTATCTGTTGCACTTGTTAGAGCGACAAAAGAACCATCTGTATCATCCATACCAAAGAAACCAATTTTAGCACCACCGGAGTTGTACTTAAATTTAATACCTCTGTCTAGGTTATCGTCTGAACTATCTGAACCAATTTCGAATACAGGGTCAGCGATATTTACTGTTGTTGAGTTTACTGTTGTTGTAGTACCATTAACTGCCAAGTTTCCTGTGACTGTTAAGTTACCAGATGTTGTTAAAGTTGCAGTTGTAATATCGTCTGATATTAAGTTTCCTGAAACTGTTAGGTTATTTGCGACTGTCACATTGTTTGGAAGACCAACTGTTAAAGTTTGTCCTGACATTGATGTTTCAATCTCGTTTGCTGTACCAGCGATTGTTAGTGACTGAGAGTCTAAGTCTACTGCACCTGTTCCACTGTCACCAGCCATATCTAAGTCTGAAGCGGTTACACTACTGTCTACATATGCTTTTACTGATTGTTGAGAAGGAACTTTAACTGCTGAGTTAGAAGCCATGTTGTCTTCGTCTACAAAGAAGTTAATCTTATCTAATGTCACATTACTATCTAAGATAGCTGCAGTATCTACTGCATCATCTGCTAATTTAGCAGCGTTGATAGCGTTGTTTGCGATTGTCATAACACCTGTGTCGGCCATAGTGGCGTCACCAGACATTACATTGTCAATCCATTTTGATGTTCCTGTATCATATAATAACATCGCACCATCACCTGCGGATGTGATGTTTACATCACTACCACCAGCAAGGGTTGAAGTTGTTGAAGCGAAAGAAAGATTTCCTGAACCATCTGTTGCTATAACTTGGTTAGCAGAACCGTCTGCGGTAGGCAGCGTGAAGGTTACTGAAGAACCAAGAGTATCTGCAGCTTTAAGACCAACGAAGTTTGTTCCGTTATCGGAATCTTCCATGATTTGTAAAGTTGCACCAGCAGTAGAACCATTACCAACTTTAAAGTTAGCAGGTGTTGCTGAAGAACCAGCAAGCATATCAGTATAATACTTACCACCAATCGCATGGATTAGGGCTGTAGAATTATCTGAATCTACTGATTCGATGAATAGTTTAGCAGATGCACCAGAATTACTTCTATCTTGTACATACGCCAATTCACCTTCCGATAAATCTGATATCGCCGGAGCAGATGCGCCTGTACTTCTTTTGATTTGAATTACTGTTGCCATTTTTATTTTCCTATAAAAATTAAATTAATTGTTGTGACTCAGCACTCCTGAGTCGTGAATACATAATATAAAACTGTCCTCTCACAATGAGGGTCGTTGTCTCACTGGTCGACAACCTTGATTTGTACTATTATTTAGTGTTTTAGAATGTTCCGCCGTCTATCGTAGTGGTGGTTGTCCACTTATCAGTTGACTGGTCATATGAGAGAAGACCATCATCTGTTTCAGATGCGTTTACATCTGCAAGTTCATTGATAGATTTAGCAGATAAGTCTGTTGCACCGCCTGGGTTACCAACAGTCACTTGTTTTGCTCTTAGATTTGTTGTGTTAGATAATACGCCACCTATGGTAGCGACTCTTGATACTACGCCTTTTATTGCCATTATCTGGTTACTCCTGGTGTGACTATTGCTTGACCTTCTACAACTCTTGTTGTTATACCACCAGCACTTGTTATGTTCATATCATACACATATCTTCCAGGTTCTAATGCTGATGTTTGAGTATCAGTCAAAGATAATGTCACTTTACCGGTAACATTCTCATTACTGGTAGTGAATGTGGCAGATATGGTTGAAGAACCATAGGTCTTTCTTATTTGTCCTGCTGATGTATAACCAGAGAGATTTAAAACCTGTCCTGTTGAATCGGAAACATCTACAGCAACTTGAAAGTCTGTTCCCTGGTCGATAAATAAATTTGCGATTATAGCCATATTACTATTTAGTCATCCTATTCGTCAAACGGCAAAGCAGGTACCTGATGAATTTTCTCAACTGTTGAACTATCTTTCTTAACAAAGACTTTAGTTGAAGCTTTTACAACACCATCACTATCTTTTATAAAGACTCCTTTCACTTTTGCAACTGGCGTTATTGGTCGATTAGAGTTCTCTGTTGCTTGAAATATAAACGGAGACCTGAATCCATATGGTTGTTGTCTGTTTTGTTGAAAACTATAAGACGCCTGACCTTGTGCAATATATGGTTGTCGACCAATAGTAGGATTTCTGTAAATAGAAGGACTTCTATATGAGAAAGGATATGTAAATGGTTGCCTTCTAATAACAGGGTCTTGTCTATTGTGAGTATTAAGATATTGTGCGTTATGTGCTGAAGGTGTTCTCTTATTTCTAATATTAGGTTCTTGTTGACTTCTAATATTAGGTTGTTGTTTATTTTTAAGCGCTTGTCTAATAGAAGGTGTTTGTGCGCTTCTAATATTAGGTTCTTGTTGACTCGCTGGTGTTCTTGTTATAGAAGGAGTTTGTTTACTCGCTTGATAAGCAGACTGTTTGTTTCTTATAACAGATTCCTGTTTATTTTTAATAGTAGGTTGTTGTTGATTTCTAATAAAAGGATTCTGCGTATTCGCTTGTGCATCTGCGGTGTAAGGACTTTGAGCGCTTCTAATATTAGGTTCTTGAGCAGTCTGTTGGGCGCTTCTTATACTAGGCGCCTGTTTGTCTCTAATAACAGGTTCTTGTGCGTTTGCAGTATACGGAGTTTGATGAGCTCTTTCAACCGGATTTTGTCTGTCTCTAATATTAGGTTCTTGTTGATTTCTAATATTAGGTTGTTGATTACTTTCCTGCTGATTTCTTTCAAACGGATGTTGTTTGTTTCTAATATTAGGTTGTTGATTACTTTCCTGCTGATTTCTTTCAAACGGATGTTGTTTGTTTCTAATAACAGGTTGCTGTGCCTGATGCTGTCGATTTCTTTCAAACGGATGTTGTTTGTTTCTAATAACAGGTTGTTGCGCTGGTTGTTGCACCTGTGTAGCAATAGGATGTTGGTATATGGATGGTTGTTGTCCTACTGGCATATCACATTACTCCTGGTTATTATCATCGTTTTCATCGTCTTCTGGTGCTTCGTTTTCGTAATACAGAGTCACTTTTAGCGATATTGTATGAGTTCCCATATTAGCATCTGGACTTGTAAATGTAAATGTATTAGTTGTCTCGTACTCCTTAACATCTCCACCGCTAGCATTATCACATTTCCACTTGGTAAAAGTACCATTAGTTGTACCAAAACTCCAAGAAGTGCTAGTTATTGCAGTGCCTGTAGAAATGTTTCCGCTCAGAGTACCCTCATTGAAGGTACTATGGGGTGAGGTAATTCTAGCAACAGAATAATTAGTTCCAGCATCGTCTATTTTGTATAGAAGAACAGCACTATTTGCATTAATGCTTTGCTGCTGACCATTTTGAGTACCGCCGGTATTTGTTTCTTCCAGATATGCACCAGCATTCTGTCCAGGTGGTATACCATCAGATGAAGCATAAACATATACATTAACATCATTACTTGATTCAACACAATATAATACAATCCAAGGTTCTAGACCGCTATGGTCCACAACTGAAACCTCACAATGAACTTCAGTATATGGAGCAGTCGTAGTACCAATGTTTTGCGGTTGTAATTCACTAAAGATAAACGGTGTTCGTGCATTTCTTGAGTTTTGTGTATTAACAATTATTGGAGTTGTAAATGGTGACCTATGTTGG